AATGTTAGAATATTGTGGGTAGGTGGTAATGAAGAGATATCTAAGAATGCTGTCGCTTCAGTAATAGACCAGTTAGAGAACAATGAAAAACTTATCGAAGAACTCTGCCCACCTGGAAAAAGTTTTAAACCAACTAGCAGAGCAGGAAAAGCGTGGTCTCAGAGTGGGTTCACTGTTGGCACTCGTACTGTTACCGGTATTAAGTCTCCTACCATGGTTGGTATCGGTAGGGGTGGAAAAATTCTTTCACGAGATTGTGATATTATCATAGGCGATGACTTAGAGGACCACTCTTCTACAATGCAACCTGCATCAAGAGAAAACACAAGAACTTGGTGGACAACAACATTATCTTCTCGAAAAGAGGAACACACAGCTTTAATTGTTATTGGCTCCAGGCAACACTATGACGATTTGTATTCTCATCTTTTAGATAACGAAAGTTGGAATACGATAGTAGAAGAAGCACATGATACTGGATGTACCTTACCCGATTGGAATGATGAAGCTCACCAGGATTGTATGTTGTGGGCAAACAAAAGAACTTACAAATGGTTAATGGGTAGAAAAGCTGCTGCAGAAACTACTGGTGGTAGAGCTATTTATGAGATGGTCTATTTGAATGTTGCAATGCCCGATGGTATGGCATTATTTGACAGCGTTGAGATAGAAGCATGTCGTGACCAAAGTAGAGAAATAGGGCAGGTACCTGCAGGAGTTAGATTAATTGCAGGACTTGACCCGGCATCAGTTGGATACCAGGCTGCATTCTTATGGGGATATGACCAGGCATCTAACAAATTGTATATGATTGATATGGAGAACTCACTAGGTGGTGGTATTCCACAAGCATTAAAGATAATGAAAGAATGGTTTGTGAAATACAATCTAGCCCACTGGGTTATTGAAGAGAATGGTTTTCAGCGTGCAATTAGACAAGACCAATCTATTAGAGATTTCGCAGGTAAGCATGGTGTATTTTTAGAAGGTACGCAGACTTACTCTAACAAACATGACCCGATATTTGGTGTTACAGCTATGAGGCCATTGTTTGAACAACAACTAATTTCTTTGCCATATCTTGGATTTGAAGCCCAAGAAAAGGTAAACTTATATAAAAGTCAGTTAGTGTATTTCAGTTCTGCGCAAAATAAAAGCAGAAGTGTTGGACAGAAGTCTGACTTAGTAATGGCTAGTTGGTTCCCAATGAAAACTATTCGTAGACTTCAGAAGGAAAGACTTGCTACAATGGGACTTGAATATGAACCATCTTTTGGTGGATATGAAGGTAGTAACATAGATTTGGATAATTGGAGATAATGAAAACAGCAGAAGAAATTTATAGCAGAATATACGAGCTAAGAAGTCAACACGCAGATGTTATCAGCGAGAAAGATAAAATCAGAGCCATTATGAATGGTGGTGCTGATGGTATTAAAGCGTTGCTAGGTAAACAAATGCGAGACATGGACTATAACCAAATACCTGCACCAAACTTACTGCACTCCGCTATGGAACGATTTGCACAAAAACTAGGTAGAGCGCCTGACTTAAAAGTAGATATCTTTAATGACAAAGATAGTGAGAGAGCTACTAAGCGTGCAGAAAAACTTGAACGCATTGTGCATTCTTATGATGAAGCACAGAAATTAGATTTACAATTACCACAAGTTGGTAGATGGCTACCAGGTTATGGATTTGCTGTATGGGTATTAAAAGAAAAGAAAGATGCTAATGGTGTTCCTTATCCTTATGCAGAAGTCAAAGACCCTTACATTTGTTACCCAGGATATTTTGGAGAAGGACAACAACCTAAAGAGTTAGCTATTGTACAACGCATACCTCATAAGGCCTTAGTTGAAATGTATCCTAAGCACAAGAATGTTATTTTAGATGAGATTGATGCTGAATATAACACTATGGCTTACATGTCAAGTTATGACAAAACATGGGCTAACCAAAGTGGTACAGGTAAAGTTGTGGCAGAATACTATGATGATGAAGGTACTTATATTTTCTTACCCGAAAATCAAATTATTCTAGACTTTATTCCTAACCCACTTAAATCCGGACCAAGATTTGTTGTGGCAAAAAGATTTAGCTTTGACCAAATGCAAGGTCAATTCCAACATGTTATAGGACTAATGGCTAATATGGCGAAGATAAATGTTCTATCTGTCATTGCAATGGAAGATGCTGTGTTTACAGAAACCAACATCATTGGCGAGATAGAGAGTGGACAGTATAAGAAAGGACGATTGTCAGTTAACTATTTGACACCTGGAAGCCAGGTATCTAAACCAACAAACAATCTACCCTATCAGCTGTTTCAACAGATAGATAGACTAGAAAGACATCTTCGTTTAGGTTCTGCATATCCAGTATCAGATGATGGACAAAGTCCTAATGCATTCGTTACTGGTAGAGGACTAGAAGAACTAGGCCAATCTGCATCATTACATGTACGAGAATATCAAGTTGTACTTAAAGATGCATTGGAGCAGATTGACACTAAGAGATTAGAATGGGATGAGATTATGTATCCTAAAATGCGTAAGCCTCTTGCAGGATTTAGAAATGGAACTGCATTTAAAGAGACTTATGTACCAAGTTCTGATATTGCTGAAATGTATAAGACAAGAAGAATTTATGGTGTTATGGCCGGGTTCGATGAACCACAGAAAATTATTACAGGCCTACAGCTAAAACAACAAGGCATTATCGACAAACAAACATTACAAGAAAACATGGATGGATTAGATAACATATCTCAAATCAATTCAAGAATTAATGCAGAGAGAGCAGAGAATGTTTTATTTGAAAGTCTTATGGCACAAGCTGCACAAGGTAATCCTAAAGCAACAATGGCTGCTATTGAGATTAAGAAAAATCCTCAAAACATTAATAAAATTCTAGAAAAGTTCTATACTCCTGAGGGTGACGAGATGTCACCTGAGGAAGCCCAAATAGCGCAAGCTGCAGGACCGCAAGGACCGCAAGGACCTCCTCCAGGATTAGCACAAGTGCTTGCCCAAGCTGCAGCACAAGGAGGTGGACAAGGTGCCTAAAGATTTTGACCCAATGGAAGAGACTGATAATCTTTTTTACAATATCATTAATGAAGAAGACTGGGATATAGAACTCGACTTAGATGATACAGACCCTAACTTAGAAGAACTTGTTATTGATTTAGAAGGTACTCCAGTATTTTTTGAATACTTAGTTCCTGGACCTATAGATGGTGTTCTTATTAAAATAATGATGAGAAGATTAAATGACAAACAACAAAACAATTTTATGGAATTTTTTCAAAACATTGGAAACTTTTTAGAAGACGAGGATAAAAAATATGGTTAGGTTAAATGCATCAGAACAAGCTGCTAAAAAAAATACAGACATGAAACCGGACCCAGGATATTCAGATTTGTATATTCCTAGAAAAGAAGGAGACCCAACAGGTTCATCCGGAATGGTAAATGATTTAGCTACTGGTTTAACAGGTACTTCTGCTACAGCAGAAACTCCGGAAATAGCACAAGCTATACAATCTGCAGTTAGTAGGCCTATCAAATTAGGAGAGCCAACAAAATTTCCTAGTGTATCTAATGTCAATGGATTACAAACTGGTACAGGAAATGCACCAGTTAAACCTCCATTAAATTTTGATGCTTTTATGTCGGGACTTTTTGAAAGATTTCAAGACCCAATAATTTTAGAATATTTTGAACAGAAAAATGCAGCACCGCAAATTGTCGATACAAACCGAGAATACACATATTCCAATAAATTAAAGGAAAGCGATGCGGTCTAATGGTATTAGGTTTTCTGCAATGGACCTTGCTATTGCACATGCAGAAGATACTCTCAATAGGGTAAACTCTTATAATCAAGGAGTAAAACAAACAAGTCCACAGTTACAAGAAAACATAAGTAACATGATGGCTGCTTATCCAACGCTACCAAAAGAAATGGCAGTGTATAGTTCTTTAGCAGGAATAGAACCAGGAGACGATTTAGCTCTACAACTTGCACAAAAAAATCAAGAAGTGCTTGCAAAAAAATACCAACAAAAGAATGCTACTAAAGTTGGATGGGGTAAAAGAGGAGTACAGTTAGGTATGCTTGCATTAGATGCAGCATTTCAACCTATATCAAGAGGTTTTAAATCAGCAGTTGTTGCTGCACAACAAACTGGACAATCAGTTCCAGGAACAATCGCTGCTGCTACATTAGGTGGTTTAGCTGAAACTTTTGTGCCTCAAAGAGAAGGAGAAGAAGGTAGTACTACAGCAAACTTTTTAAGCAGAATTTATAACCAAGATGTTGGTGAAGCATTTAAAAATGCAAGAAAAGAGTATGGACCAACAGAACTTAACATAGCTTTACAACAAATTAAAAAAGGTAAACCTCTTAACTTAGGTACAGGATTTTTACCTAACTCAGTAGATGTTACACAAACACAAGTATATCTTGATGAAATAAGAAAAGGTTCAGATATAAAAACTGCGTATACTAAAGCAGCAGATATTTATGGTTTACCAGTTACACAATTATTTGATTTAAAAGAAGACAAATTTAAATATACAACAAGAAGAGGAGAACAAATAAATATATCTCCTGGAAGAATAGCTGCTGCACAAATGTTAGAACCAGGTTCTACAGGGTACAGTGTTGTGTCGGGAATTATAGATGGTGTTTTTCGTATAGCTGCAGACCCAGTTAACTTAGCTTTAAGTTATGGTTCGGGTGTAAAGAATGCAATGAGAGGTATGACATCTGCTTCTACTAAAGCGTTAAAAGCTACTGATAATACAACACAGTTAGCAAAACAATTCTTAGGAACTTTTGCAGTAGGTAAAACAGGTAAACAAAACAGAGCTATTTTTTATGGTAAAACTATTGATGATATAAGAGTTACAGGATGGGGACAAGATTTTGGTAAGGCAATAGCAAAACTAGATGGCAATGATGGAATGTCTTTTTTAAATGATATACCCGAATTTAGTAAGATACCTACTTCGGTAAAAGAAGTTTTATTAAATGTAAATAATGCAGACCATGTATGGGATGTTCTTGAAATAGTTGCCAAGAATGGAAATTTATCTGAGAGCCAATACGATAAAATGTTTGATTTAATGAAAAATTATGTACCGAAAAAAACACAGTTAGAACTAGATAAAGTAAGAGAGTTAACCGCAAACAATACAGCTTTTGGTAAAAATGTAATACCTTATAAACCAACACTTACAGGTGAATTTTTTAACACTGTCTCTAAAGTTATAACTGGAGAAGTTACAGATGTTGCTCCTCTAAGAAAGTTTAGGGGTTTATTTACACAAGCAAATCCGGAAAAAGGATTGTTTGGTGTAGGTACACAAATAAGACAATCAGCCTATCTTCCTAGAGGTTTAAAAAGAAGTTTAGATTTAAGACCGGAAACATTAGCGGTATTTAATAACTTAGATGAAGCTGCATGGAATGTAGACAGGAATTTAAAAAATGCATTTGCAGACACTAACACTAGAGGTAAATATGTAAAAGAAGTATTAAAAGCACAATCACAAAAAGAACTAGATGAAGTTATTAACAGAGTAAATATGTCTATAGCTAGGTCAGTACAAAGAGTAAATCCTACTTTAAAAGTAGAAGTAGAAGATTTAATTAAACAACAACAAAACTTTACTGCAGAATTAAATGAAGTTAGAGCTTATTTTAAAGGCAGTAGCGGTGGTTCATTAAGTTTTAATGGTGTACAGATTAAAAAAAAGATAACTAAAAAAATTGAAGACTTAGAAGGTCATTTTAAATCTTTAGGAATAGAATATGATGTTGGTGCTGTAGAACAATATATATTTGAAGCAGTTCCAAGTATGCATTTACTTTCACAAGCGGGAGATAGTTTTGCTACAATCATTGACCCACAAGATGTTGTTAGAGCTACTAAGTCACATCAATTGTTATTTGGTCCAGACGATAGCAGATTGCGTCAGTGGACAAATAAATTTAAAAATATAGATGATTTAAGTTGGGCAGATAGATTAAAAATACCTAGAAGAGCATTAACAGATAATGTAAAGAAAAATAAACTTACTTTAAAACCAAAAACTAAAATCGAAACAGCAATTGATACTGCTATGAACAAAGTTATAAAACCTGCATGGATGTTAAGAGCAGCTCTCGCATTAAGAATAGCTCCGGAAGAAGCATTAAGAGCTGCGTTTGCAGGGAAAATTAATTTCATAACTCATCCTTTTAAAAGAATGGCTATGAACTCTAGTAAAGAATATGGACTTTTTGGAGATAAAGTTAGAGCCGACAAAGTTTTTCAACTATCTAATAATCTTGGTGAACAAGTGCTAACTGTAAGAATGGATGACGATGGTTTAGAATTATTAAAAAACCTAATTGAAGTTGATGATATAAAACAATTTCAAAGTATAGATTACATACAAAGTCAAAAAATATTAAAATCAAAAATGTTAGAAACAAATTATAATGGTACAGTTTCAGATTATGTTATTGAAGCTGCAGTTAATAACTTTGATTTACGAGAATTAAGATTTGCAGAGTTAACTGAAAAAGCATTTAAAACAAAAACAAAAAATATAAAAGCAACAGCGAAAGGTTCTATAGAAGGATATGATGGAAAAACATACACCTCTATGGGAGAAGCGTTTATAAAAGCAGGTGGATTTACTACTGATTTAGATGAACGAAAATTCTTTGATTTGCAAACAAGAAAAATTGCAGAAGGAGATGCATTCGTATCACCTTATAAAGATAAAGAGTTTAGCTTAGGACAACTTGGAGATATAGAAACAAAAGCAAAAGAACTTAATATAAGCCCTGCAGAATATATTGACCAACAAATAGATAATATATTTTTAGATGATGACACTGTTGCTCTTTTATCTAAAGAAAAACATGTTATGGGAACATATCAAGATGAAGCAGGAAATTTTATGATTGATGTTTCTATTGGACTACAAGGAGAAAATTCTGTAGTTAATGCTGTATACATTGGAGCTAACTCATTTCAAGAAAGTGTATATATAGCTAATAGAGAACTTGCTGAAAGAACAGGATTTGGAAAACCATTAATGGATAATGATTTGATTTATTTATATAGTAAATCTAAAGGACCTGGATATAAAAGTGCATCTGATATAAATATAGATACAGTACTTAACCAACCTGCACTAGAAGCATTATATGCTAAGAATTTTGAAGCATTAAGAATATCAGCTGAAGATGTTCAAGGTGCTGCAAAAGGTATGCCTGGAGGAAGTTTGTTTAGTAATGACAGTACTTATAATTCAGCAATGGGTCAATCATTAATTACAGAAGGATTAACACAAGGAAGAAAAGATTTGGCTGAAAATTCTTTTATCAAAGTGGACAAATATTTACCAAATGATAAAGTAAACCCTAGATGGTGGGAAGCATTTTGGACAGAAATTTCTCTCCTCGCTTCAGACCCTATAGCTGTTCCTTTAGCGAATAAAGGTATTGATGATACTATGAAGTGGTTAAGAAGTGATGGTGAAGTATATCTTAAAGAATTAGTCCAAAGAAGTTTTAACCCGGAAGATAAATTATATTTAACAGATGACAAAGCATTAAGAGAATACTTAGAAAGTATTGAATACAGAATTGGTTATCTTATAGGCAACCCAACAGCAAAAATTTTAGACCCGAATACAGGTAAAGAATTATCTGCAGAAATGTCAACTAGAGTTTGGTATGCAAATAATAATAAAACACATCCTAAATACAGCACAGATATGACAGTTGGTGCTAATACAAATATTATGCAATTTATTAAAACTGGTGGGGTTTTAGATAATCGTGATTGGGTCAGATACTCAGACCACATACAAACATTTAAGTTAAAAGAACGAGGAAAAAACAATGAAGTGTTTTATAGAGAATTGCAGAAAAAATTTGAAAATGAAGTAGTAAATCAAGACCTAGGTGCTAAGGCATTGTATCGACAATTTGATTTTGAAAATAGAGTTTCTGAAGCAGGAACAATGATAGTTGGTGAAGAGATACAAGCTGCAGGTAAAATGGCCGATTTCCGAGGTAACGATGGCATGTTCGACAATTTTATAGAAGGAATGTATAACAATTTAATTTCTAAACCTTCTAACTGGTTAAACAGAGACCCTGTGTTTAGGTATGCTTTTTATGAAAATGCTATAGAAGTTATCGAATATATGGATGATGCAACTAAAGCAAAATTTTTAAAGGGTGCAGAACCTTGGATTGATAAGAACGAATTATGGGATGAATTAATCGTAGCTGCTAAAAAACCATCAGTAGAAAATACTATTACAAGTATTCCACAAGCAGAAGAGTTATTGAAAACAGCTGCTATGAACGAGGTTAAAACATTATTTTATTCTGTATCTCAACGACATGTTGCTTCAGATTTATTTTCTAACTATATTCCATTCCCGGAAATATGGGCAGAGGTCTTTCAGTCATGGGGTAAACTTATAACAGAAAGTCCACAAAAGTTTAATAGAGCAAGGATAACAGTAGATAATGGTACTGAAGCTAAACCTTGGGATAGTGAAAATGGTTTTCTAGAAAAAGATGCTGCTACTGGTAAACTCATGTTCAATTATGTAGATGTTTTTAATGTGCTTAGTTTAGGTGCATTCAAAGGAATAGGTAAATTAGCTGAGAAAGCAGGAGTAAATATTTCACCATATCAAACTGTAGTATTTGGTGAAAGTTTAGAAGAACAAGGTGTAAGAGCTACAGCTCCTGGTTTTGCAGGTGGTCTTAACTTAATTGCACAGAATGGTTTTGCTCCTGGTTTTGGTCCTACTATTACAATTCCAATGACTAAAATATTAGAAAATATGTCATCACCCGCATGGGTTAGAAATTTCTTTTTAGGAGAATTTCAAAACTCCGGAGCAGCTGTAGAGCAATTACCTGCATGGCTCAAAAAACTTGCTATTGTTGGTGGTTCAAAAAGTAATGATGATGTACAACAAGCATACGCAACAACAGTCATGGACTTATATACTTCATATGTATTAGCAGGATTAGTTGACCAAACAGACCAAGCATCAGTAGATAAATATACAGACAAAGCATTTAAACAAGCTAACTTTGTATACATTTTTAGAGCTGCAGCACAGTTTTCTCTACCTACTGCAGTACAACCTAGAATAGAAGTTGAAGACAAAGATGGAAAATGGTGGGGTACACAAACGCTAGTTAATAAATATCAAGAAATGCTTATTAGAAATGGGTATGATAATTTTAAAACACAAGAAGAATTTATAACTAGATTTGGTATTAATCCTATTCCATTACAACAAGCATCTTCTTATAGGACAGGAAAAAAACCTGTAAAAGAAAACTCTTTTATGTGGTGGATGGAAGATGATAGAAATAAATTATTAGAAGCAGGAGCATTGCCAAACACAGCGTATTATATTTATCCTGATAAATTAGAAGATGAATTATTTTGGCCTGCTTATCACGAAATAAGAAGTAAAAATGTAACACCGGAAGAATATAGTAATTACATGAGACAAAGCCAAGCTATATTTGAATATGAGAAAGCAAAAAAAGATATTAAAGAAAGCGTACCTGCATCATTACAAAAAGAACAACTATTAAAAGAAAAGAAAAAAATTGAACAAGAATACTTTAATGGTAATAACTTGTTCTCACAAGAAGGTAAACTTTCAAGAGCTTCACAAACTGATATATTCAATGAATTATCTAGATGGAGCGAATACGATTTAACTGCAAACAGTCCGGAGTATGTTTATGTACAAGAATATTTAAAACAAAGAGATGCTATTTTAAATGTTCTTATTGATGGTGGAAAGTTTACTTATAAAGATAAAACATTATTTGCAACTGGTCGTAATAATTATTCATCTAAAGTATTAACTGGAACAAAACAAGATAAAATAGATGCTAGGGAAATAATGTTGCAAATATGGCAGGATTTAATTAACGATAGTGAAGGAACTAACTTCGTACAATTAGCTAACGAAGTGCTATTCTATGAGTTAAGCCCTAATAATAGAGACAATATAGGAGATTAGGTATGGTTACAAAGCCAGGAGAAGAAGTACAAGATACTGATATAGATGTATTAACAGAAGGTCTAGAAGGAAATGAAGGAACTGTTCTAGAAATAGAAGCTGTAGATACAAAAAATTACACTTCTATAGCTGATATGATAAGCAGTTATCTTACCGAAGAAATCTTCTTTTTTGATATCAAACAACTTACTCCACAAGTGGGTGCAAGAGGTGGAGCTGCATTAGGTATCTCTGATAGAGTTTCTCAAAAATATTCTATAAAAGAAATAATGGAAAATGATGACTTTGCACCTTTTATTACTGATGAAGTAGCACAACAATATATAGATATAATAGAAAATGGAACAGAAGATGCTAATGAAAAAGTTTCAGATTTAATTATTGCTGTTGATAAAAGTATTAATAATGCACCTAAAAAAACAGATAAGGACTTAGGAGATAACAAAATATTAAGAGTTGAATTTGTTAAAAAACAAACAACAGAAGTTACAAACTTATCTAAAGAGGCAAAATCTGTAGATATAGAACAGATAAGTTCTGAACAAGAAGACATAGCAAGAAAAAAAGAATATGCTGATATACAAAATTATCAAGGAAGATTTAGTTCTAGTGGTGTTGCTTGGGGATATACTCCCGACATAGATGGTTACATAATAGGTGCTGATGGTGAAAAGGAACTTGCTCCATTTGTTAAAGGTTCAGAATACAGAATGTTTACCGAACTAGACCAATCAGAAAGATTTACTCTACAACAACAAATGGTAAGAGCCGGAATGGAAGCTCCTCCTGTAGATGAGTATGGACAATGGACAGACAGAGAAGCTAATTTTATGACAGCAGTATTTATTTATGCAACAGATGACCCAAGTCAACCATGGAAAAAAGATAGAGATAATAACTTACCGCAGTACACTACAGCATTAGAAAAACTTGGACAAGAAATAGGTCAAACAGAAGACTTTATACAACTATTAGAAGAAGCAAATTATTTACAAACAAAAGCTAATGTCTCTCCAAAACAAATTCAAGATTTAGTAGAGAAGGCAGCAGCTGATTTAGGTGTAGTTTTAACTGCTCAAAATCTTGTTGATTATGGTAATTTAGCTGTACAGTCTTTTACACAAGCAGCTGCATTAGAAAAACAATATGAAAGTTCTTTAATTACTGACAGAGATTTAATACTAGGAAGTACATACAAAGATTTAGAAGCTGTACAACCAGGTGAGTTTCCAAGATATATGAAAGGTTCTTCAATGCCTTTAGTTTTACCATCATACGAATACTTGATGGCAGGTAAAGGAGAGCAACCTATAGTAAAATCTGCATTAGAAATTGCTACAGAAGCTCTTGCTGCAAGACCGGAGATACAACAGCAACAAGCTGCTAATGAAGACTTAGAAGATATAAAGTACTCAACTAATTTATTTGAAGCATCTATGGGTGCTATAAAGCTAGGAGATGGATAATGGAAGAAGATAAAGTACAGGCCCCTAATACTAGATTTGAACAAAAGCCACAAACACAGGCTGATGACAGCGTGTTTAAACAGCCCGAAAATAGCCCACTATATAACAGTACAATCGCTCCTGCTAAAAGATACTATCAATTTTTAAAGATGCTTACACAAGTTGGTAAGACTACTGTAGAGAATATAGGTGGAGGTTTAGCTGAAACTGGTAAGTTAATAGCAGATACTCCAGGAGCAGTTGCAGATAAAGTAAAAGAAGGTGTTGAGAACATACAGGAAACTGCAGAGAAAGCACCATCCTTACTAGAAGTAATGCAGATGCTTAGAGATAAACCTAGCATAAAAGATAGTATTCCGGAAAATAAAAATGAGTAAGACAAAATTAGAGTTGCTTAAAGAAGAAGCATCTAAAGCAATACAGGAACAAAGAGCTAAGAGACAGAAAGCAAACTAATCTATGGCAGAATATGGCAATAGAGAAATTGGAATTATCCAAGATGCTTTAAAAGAAATCTATGACGAACTCATTGATGGTGGTGCGAGTGAATTTCGTCAACAAATACTAAATACTCTACTTCAAGGTAGACCCGACAATTATTACACAACACATGTAAGTACTCTTGAAGAAGCTTTTGAACCTTTAGAAGATACTTTTGGTAAATTAAATTTAAGCACGATGATGGATTATGCATTTGCTAACTTGAATGTTTTGGTTGAAATGGATGCTTTAGATGATTTGATAGAACCTGCACAAATGTGGACAGGATATGATGAAACATCAGAAGCAGTATTAGATATAGCAAATGAACTTAATGAAAATTTTGATTTTGAAATAGATACAAACCAAAACATATACGATGTAACAAGAGAGATGACTGAACAACTACAAGGTAGCAATATAAAAGTACAAGACATTCCTCTTGCTTTAGATATGCAAATAAGAACTCTTGATGAAATGAAATATTTTGAGATTGGTTCTATGTATTCTGCATGGTCTTCAACAGAAGTAATGAGACCTTTTACTGTACAGCTTGTAGAAATTTATAACCAAATAGAAAATTTACCGGAAGAACTTATAGATGAATTATATGTTGATATAGCAGATAGTCTAGGTTTGAAAGAAGGCCCTAGTGATTATTTAAGAGCGTATGATAATCCTAATAACAGTCAAGCTAAAGCTGTAAAGAATGTCATTAAGTACTATCTAGAACAACTAGGAAGACAACAAACAGGATATGTAAATTTTAGTTCTGTTGATAATACATTCTACGATGGTGGACAGATGATGGAATTTTATGAAGCAACAGACCAAGTAGCTGCTGATGTAGGAAATGCTATCAAGCCTAATATAAATCTTTTTCTACAAAATTCTGTAGAACCTACGCAACTTTTAAATAGTGTAAAAAGTTTTGAAGGAATAACTGCAGATGACTTTCCATTTCAAATTGATAAAGGTTATATGCAAGCCTACAACGATATTATAGGTACACAGATAATAAACAATAGAGCTATCAAAGATGTTAACAGCACATTGGAATATGTTGAGGGATATAATTTTTCAATAGAAGACTTTGCAGAAGAACTTAATATAAAAATAAAAAGCACACCTACAAATGTAGTAGATTTAGATGAAGTAATATCTCAGTCAGATGGTGTAGATAATCTAAACAAATCTAAAGAGATTATGCAAAAGAACCCTGGCATATTTAGAAAAGTATTCAGTGTATTAGAAAAGTTAGACATAGGAGACCAAATAATAACTAAAGCAGTGACTAAAGGTTTACCTGCATTAGGCCTAGCAGCAGCAGCACCAGGAGCAGCAATAGCTTATGCAGCTTATGAGACATCAATATTACTTACAGATGCAGCACAAGCATATAATAAAATGCAGACAACTGATGAAGGTTTTTGGGATAACTTTGGTGAGTTG